ACCAAATCACCGATGCGTACCTTTGTTGGGTCTGCTTCGGCATCCTTCACGGGAACCCAGTTTTTGGTACGCCGTGCCCAGTTGCCATGATCGGGACAGTATGCGCTTCTAGGCCAGTCTGCTGGTATCTCAAGGGCTAGGTCGTGAGCTGCATTCCGTAGGCGGTACACCACAAAGGCAGCACACCAAGGGCTACCGGGTGGCACAGGTGGAGTGGTAGAGGCTTGATAAGTTTCAACCGCCTTGCCTCGATTGTCTCCAACTTCCTGTACACCCACATTGTCGATGGCTTCCTTAGCGGCTCTAAGTGCGATAGGTCTACTCATAGTGATATATTCCTTTTGTCAGTCCTTATCTCCCTGACTAGGTGGGCGGTCTCCCAACTGCATCTTCGCCGCCCACCGCCCTTTTCTTAGGCGAATGTTTCCCCATCATCCACACTTACTAGCTGAGTGATACCTGCTGATGTGTCGTGGTAATACAGATACCAGTTTCCAAGCCTCCAACTAATAGCCGTCTGATCGTTCTGCACTCCGCTTGCTACCACAGCACTACTTGCCGTAATGATGTTGCCCTGCGGATCATAGATAACCCGGTGGATGTCACTTCCTGTATTGCGGAATACCACGATACGCTTACCCATTGGGTTGATGCCTACGCTAACGTGTGTCCCGGTTGCGCTTACTACTGTTGCCATGCTTACCGTTGCCCCTTCATCATCGGTGTAATACGAGTCGATGCCACCACCTGATTGTTTCTCAACCAAGATGTAAAGCCTACCGCTTTGGCTGGTTGGGTCGTAAGCGATAGCCACGCAATCAACATCTGTAATAGGCGTTGTTACGCTTACAAAGTTGGTGGCGTTCGGGCCATCCGCAAAGTGTAGAACCACGGTATGGCTTTCCACATTGGCATAGCAAAGCCGCTGGTTAGGGGCTACGTCAACCGACAGACAACCACCTGCCGCTGTCAATGTACGGAACCAACAACGGAATCTGTGGCTAGTGTGGAGCGGGTCTATGCCGATGTTATTACTACCGCTGATGGCATCGTGGTTGCTTTCACCTAGTCCCCAGGGAGCGGATGTGTAGTAGCGTCCCTCAGCATCAAGCGTGGAATCTGTGCCTCGGTTTGCTCCCGTGCTTGCAAGCTCTAGATCGACAGTGCCAGTGGTGGCAGGATCTCCGACATCATCCAATACAGCACCATGAGCAATGCCACGGAGCAAAGAACCAGCAGGCAGGTATAGCGCAGCATCCGTACCGCCGTTTACATCAAAAGGGTCGTAAAGGTCGGGTGGAAAGTTACCATTGATGCGATCAAATAGCGTCTGTGCTGTGATGGTTCCAGCCGCTATCTGATGCCCATACGCAAAGTCTGTACCGCTTGTAGCGTTAGGCGTGGCAAGGATGCCGCCACCACGTAGCCATGTGCTGTAGCCGGTAACGCCGTTTAGGAAACAATCCCTGAGCGGTGGTTGTGTAGCGGAGCAAGTAGCACCAGCCGGGTAGGCTACAGAGTTGGTTGCAGTCCAGCCCGGATGCCGAACAATAGAATCATCGGATGCGTTTATCTGCCCTGCAAGCTCGCTGATGGTTACAGGGTCAACGCTGTATGAGGTAACCCCGGTCTCGCCGCCTACCGTCATCTGCCACCAGACATCGGATTCTTCTTCCGTCCTGCCGTCTCGGTCTTGTTGCCAAAATCTTCTACCGTAGTAGTAGGTGGTGGTGTCTACCTCTGCAACGATGGCAGGCGTGATGCGCTCAAAAGCCGCTGAGAAGGTATCCGGTACATAAGTACTGTCTGTGTTGGTGTACTTGAGCGTGGTTGTACCGATGTCAATAGATCCGCTCGATACTCGTAAACGCTGGCATGATGTGATGCCCCAGTAAGCGGAATCTACAGACTCTGACCCTGCGTAGCTGCTCGATGCCGTGTTCTTTCGTGGGTACGGGTTGTCCTTATCATCGGTTGCAGGTAAGGCTCCGAGGCTGTGGATGTCAGGTGAGCAAAGGTCAAGCGTAACGGTACTGTAGGAGGTCGTAGGAGCCACAACCTGCCATCTTTTGGTGTTGCCGTGGTAATCGGTCAGTTCGATGTAACCGGTCTGGTTTGTGCCACTTTGCGCTTTTATCTGCACGGCAAGATAACGGTATCCACTCATTCCTTCGTAAGGTGCATACAGCCGGTCGTTACCTGTACCAGAAATGGCACGGTTGTTGGTCTCAGCGATAGACCAGCCATTGAATCGGAAGCCACGGAACAGCACTCGGTTGTCTGTGCTTGAGTCTCCATTGGTTGTTAGGCCGCTTCCTGATAGTTCAGCAGATATCCACGTCGGCACGTCATCAGCTGACACGCTGTCCGTGTCTGTGCCGTAAGTTGGGTCTATAAGAGTGGTGCTTGTGCTGTAGTCAACAAAGGTATCTGACGCACCATAACTGCCACCAGAAGAACCAACGGTACGGGTTCCACCATCGTAGCCAGTGACAACCACATTGAGGGCATCGGGGTACGCTCCCTCCCATGCTCGAATCCTGCCAGCAATAACAACATTGCGATCCAGACAGGATGACGTGCTGATGGTTCCAGATGCAGATGAAACGATACCAAAGCCGTCGGTAGTGCCAAGTAGACTTAGAGTCCATTCGGTTGCGCTCTGGTCGTACCAAGTGTGAGCGTGTGTAATGTCATGTACTGCAACCGTGTTGACCTTGACAAGGCTTACTGCAAAGTCGTGGCGTACATCACCAGAGGAAAAGCCGGATGCGCTAAGAGTTGCCGTGTAGTCTGCATTCCTTCTTGATGTTGCCGCAGCTGACACGGCAACCGATGACCCGCCAGCAGATAGGCTACAAGCCGCTGTACTGCCCGATGTGGTGCGTTCGTACCATGTGTAGCCGGTTAGGCTTGGGAACCTTGTCGGTGCGCTAGATGAGGAAAATGAATCCTCGGCAATATCCCAAAGCTTATCAACGCCAACCGATGCAGAGAACGTACCGGCACAAGTTACGGAAGCATCCGCGTATGTGGTGGCTCCGGTCTCACTACCGGATGCCAGCACGGTATAAGACGAGTTCGTGCTACCGTGCCCGTTGTTTACCGTGATGTTTGCCCTAAGTTCCCAAGTCCATGCAGAACCTGGAGAAGGTGCGACCACTGTACTTACGATGGCAAGCGATGCGCTAAAGCCTAGATGCCCACCAAAGGTGAAGTCTGTAAAGTGTGTATCGTAGTCGGGTTCTAGCGGTTGAGTAGCAAATGGATTCCAGATACGCACCAAGACGTTCTGGGTGTGCGACATCGTGAGCGTGGCAGTTCTTGTGCCGTCAATGTATGCCATTAGATCTTCTGCCCACGATAGACCGCTTTGCGTACACTGAAGCCTGATGTCTGCTCGGTTACAAAGTCAATGGTCGGGATACCGATGATGCGGTAATCACCCTTTGTGGTTGTGCCGTCAGGTTCCATAATGCGAACCACATCACCAAGCCACAAAGGGCGGTTGTTCGATGACAAAACCAAGAAGTCAGATTCCCACTCAATGAGAATACGTCCGGTAGTCAAACGGTCGTAGAGAATGTCGCAAGCCGCATCAACAGCATCCTGCGTTGTTAGCGTTGGGTCTCTCAGCTGATACGGTACAGGTCTGCCACGCCAGTTGTACGGTCTGCTGGCAGGTGCAGTGCTTGCAGTCTCTGCCGCTGTATCTACCAATGATTTCGTAATGAATAAGCCGGTCGCTGGGTCTTGCCCGACAACCTGTACCTGTGTGGCTTCCGGAGTCTCGTAATGGCTTGACATAGCCCGTACAACACGCTTAGGGCGTAGTACTTCAGGAACTCCTGCCGTGGTTGCCGCGCCTATGCTCTGGTAGAGCGTGATGGCAGGCGTTGTAGTTGCTAGTGCTGGATCAATCCAGTTGTAAAGATAACCGCTCGTTGTCGGCATCCAACCGGTGATGTAGTTTGCGGCGTAGTCGTTCTTGAGCTTGTCAATGTAACCACCAACAGTGTCAAAGAAGTCAGGAGCCAAGGCATACTGCCCCTTTGAAATGTTAGGGCTATATGGCAGGTCAAGGGCTGGTGTATCACCGACAAAGTAAGGTGCAACTGCATCTGGATACCCAGCAATATCTAACAAGTCAAGCAGTGCAGCTTGAAATGTCAAACCATCATAAGGGTAAGACTCAACAATGTAAGCAAGGTCAAAGTCACGGGTGCGGTCTTGCCCAGCATAAACAAAGACCGACCAATCCTTTGTGGTATCGCCTTGCTCGTAAGTAATCTCCGGAGGCGTTAGAGTTCCTCGGAAGATGTCAATCTCGGCAGGCGTTGGTGTAGCACCATCGGTTAGCGCAATCCGGATGGGTCGGTCTGATGTAATCTGCGGCTGGTCTACACCTGCATCTGTAATCGGTTTACGTCTGGTTGTGAGGCTACAGGTAGCCCTGCCGTCATCATCTACGCTTATGCTTACTCTCTCTACATCGCAGGTGATATCTACGGGGTCATCGGCTGTACTACCGGGATCAGGCTGGTAAACCATGTCCAGTTCGTAGAAACCATATGTGGCTGCACCAGTTGCGCTTGTAAGGCTTACCTTTGCCCGTACGTCCGTGATAACACCGTTTGGTGTATATGCAGTCAAGTCATCCTTGACCACACTATAGGAAGCGGAAGCCGTGCCTGTACCTATCTGGTCGTATGCATAAGTATTACCAAAGATTGCCCCAGTAGGAGGTGCATAGCGCAACTTCTTTATCGGAGATACTGCATAGCCTGAAGTAGTAAACTGCAACTTTGCCAACTGCACGGATGCCTGACCAGCTGGAACCAGCCAAGAGAAAGCGGCAGCAGGTGTGATTGTGTTGCTAATCAATGCAGACAGGTCACCGAATACGTGGCTAAAAGCCAAGCCGTTAGATGCCACCACTACAAGCTCACGCCGTCGGCAGGGAATCATCATAATGGTAATGAACTGTGAGTTTACTGAGGATAGATAAACCGCTCCCGCTGCCGGTGCGATGTTGGAATCGTTGCGAGTATATGAGCCAACCAGTACACCGCTTTTGTATACCGCTGCACCTCCTGATGCGGTAAACCACACCTCTACAGAACCAGCCGAACCAACACCCCAGCCAGCTTTGAGAATCACGGAATCGTCGGAATCCTTGAGACCCGGTATATAGATCGACAGATAAGCGGATTGGTTAGCACTCCAGGCTGTCGTAAGCGTAGCCCGTTCTGTGACGTTCAAGGACTGTAGGTAGTAGTCTCCAGATGCTTTTATCTGCATCTGCTTCCATGATGCCGCCGTGGTTAGCGTGTAGTCAGTCTTCTGGAATCTTGCGTAGTTACCAGCATAGGTTGTGCGCCATGCTGCCGTAGTAGGAAGCGGTGCAAGCATCAGGGTTAGCGTAGTAGGGTCAAGCCATACACCGCTACTCTTGGCCATGTCCCATGTCGTACCGTCAGCTGCAACAACCAGCCTACCCTTTTGTGGGCGTGGTTCTGGGCAGTCTACTTCAATCAATAGTGGCCAAGCGTTTGCCATCAGAACCTCTTCATAATTCCGGGCGTACCGTTGCGCCTTGCTTCATCACGGATAACCGATCGCACTGCTCGTTCCAGCTCAGTACCGGCAGGAATCAAGCCCCTATTACCGCCGCCCATGAAGTCACCCATGCGGATACCGCCACCGCCACCTACCGCAAGTTCGGCAGCCGTAACACCCATCTGGCCAAGTTGCCCACCGCCAAGCGTTTCCCTGCGTAGAGTCAAAGCATCAGCCGCTGTCTTAGTGTTGTCTGCAATCCTGCCGATGTTGTCAGCGATTGACGGTCCACCTAAACCACCACCGGTGCCTTGCGCACCACCGTAAATCATGCCACCCGGTAAACCTTGAGGACCCAGCATTGCGCGGATTGCATCACCGTATGCTTTAGCCAATCCGGGAAGCATATCAGCAGATGGCATTGGGAATTGCGGGTCTATGTAGTTCCAGCGTGGTCTTTTTGTTTCAGGTGCTTGAAGAGCAGGACCGGCTCCACCACCAGTACCTAGAACACCATAGGGGTCTTCTATAAGTGGTCGTCCGAATACCTTCATGTCTTTGAACTTGCCAAAGAGAGCGCTAAAACTAGAATCTATGGTTCGTATGACACTGCTTATATTGTCATCTATATCTGCAAACACGTTTTTGAAAAATGCTTGTACGTTATATGCAAGCCCCTTCATGTATGTCATGATGGCTGGCCCTAATTCTTGGAGCATCTTTGGTAACTGAGCAAAGAAAGCCAGTAGGTTAGCGGCTACATTTATCATTGCTTGCTGGAAGTTACCACCGGGTCCGAATGCACCAATGACGCGGTTTAGAAAGTCTTGGATTACACCGCTCTTACCGATGGCTGAAAACACTTCACCAATCTGTCTGCCCATCTCTGCAACCCGTTCAATCAGCCGCATGGTGCCACCTTCAGCACTACTGAAGATATCAAGGATTCCACGACCAATCGGTAAAAAGGCTTGCTCAAGCGCATCCTGTAGATTCTCAAACGTAGTCAATGCAGAACTGGTTGCCTTTGGTAGTTGCTCAAGCCCTGCAATAATCTTGCCGATGGCAACGTCGGCTGATAACCCCATCTTTTGAATGGCTTCAGTAGATGCCGTACCAAAGGCGGAAACCAATACCTGTCGTATCTGCGGGACACGCTCGGCAATCTGATTGATTTCCTCAGCTGAGATACTGCCCTTGCTGGCAATCTGACCAAGTGCCAGGATAACACCATCCAGTTCAGACTTACCTTTACCAACCAGAGCAAGAGCGTTGCCAAATGCCATCAAAGCACGCTCGGATGTTTGAGCGGATAACCCTGCGGCTTCAAGGTTGAGAACACCTGCACGAACCTCTGTAAGCCCCAATCCGGGGAGTTTTGCTATCTCTTGGAGCCTTGCCAGTTGGGCCTGTAGTTCCTGTGCATTCTTGGCATAAGCGGCAAGACCACGCACCTGTGAGTCATAAGCCATTGCGGCTTGAACCCCGGTTACGGAAGCGAAAGAGTTCTGGGCTACTTCAAATAGCCGGGTGGCATCTGCCGCAGTGCGGATGGCTTCACCAACCGAGCGGGCAGATTGTCCAACACGTTGCAAAGCACGGACAGCAGCGGCTTCACCAACTACAGAAATCTTAGCCGTCAGTTCCGCTACTGTCATCGTTACCTGCCTCCAAACAATGCACCCAGCATTTCGACTTGTTGCTTTTCTATCTCTTGCCCGATCATTGCAACTTCTGCAATCTGGTCAAGGGTTAGGTCGGTCTCTGAAGGGTGCCGGTTGAGATACTTTACAGTGTAGTAAGCAACCTGACTTGCTACACCTCTAAGGCGTTTTTTGCGTCTTTTACCCTGCCTTGTAAGTCATCGGTTGGATACCAAGAAATGAACTCACCAAGGATTCTAAAAAACGTCTGTTTGCTAGTACGTGCCAGATTACCAAAAGCCCGTAGTGGTGATTCCTCTGCGCCATCTGTCGGGTCTGGTACATAGCACCGACCAAGCAGGTAGATTTGGTACAGCATTGCTTCGGGGAACTCGGCGAATGCTACACGCAAACTCTGCAGCTCTTTGGAATCTGGGAAGAGGTCAGCCGCCTTCGGTTCACGGAAGCGGAGTTCTGCGCCATCACCAGCGATGTCCGACAAGTCGACCACTAGGGTTCCCTTGTCGGCATCTTTCGGGATTTGTTTTAGGTTACTTAGTGCCATGCGCTAGTGTACTACGACCAAGCGGTGGATACTCCGTTAGCACCAAGCGTAATGGTTGCGGATTCGGTTACAGCTTCCTCGTTTGCAACGCTGAGGCCGGTAGCGGTAACAACACCAACAAAGGTCTTAGCAGTAAGGCTTCCCGGTGTCACTACGATCTGGCAGTAGTAACCATCCTTACCAAAGAAGATAGGGCCGACAACCGAATCAACCAGAAACTCGACTTCAACGCTTCCGTTAGCCTTGGTTGCCTGAGCCTTGTTCTGGCTGTCGCAGAGTGCGGAAACATCAACCGTGTTGACCGATGTGCTGAAGCGTACCGAGCGAGCGATACAGGTATAAGTCTCAGCGGTAAAGGCTGAAGGCGTACCGTCTTGGTAGCCACCGAAAGCCACCGTCACAACACAGTTTTCACCGATAAGCGCACTTGTTCTTGTAAAAGGCATAATTTACTCCTACTGTTGCGTGACGAATCGGTACACCGCTGTCACTCCAAAATCAGTTCGACCACCGCTCTCTAAACCAAATGTTTGAGCTGTTGATTCTCTCCGGCAATAGAACCTGGGAGAGGTACTCGAAACGTGCTGATTGTCAAGCAATGTGTCTATGCGGGACATGATTGCAGCCGAGGTTGCCATGCTTACCGCACCACTTGCAGTATCCCACACGGTGATTCTGTAGGTCGGGTAGGTGAAGACTCTACTACCGCAGAGCGTGTCTTGGTCTTGCCCTGCGTTACCAGCACGGTCAAAGACCACGTACGGGGTGATAGGTTGCTTCCTGCTTATAGGGTCAATCTGCGGGGCAATCGTGTTGTATACCGCCATCTGGAAACCGTTAGGCTTATTGTCAGGAGCAAGCAAACCCATCAAGGTGGCATCACCTGTCAAGGTTTCGTAGATCCACTGCTCAATCACGGCTGGTTCAAATGCCATTACTTATTACCCTTTAGGATTGACTTCACGGCAGCTTGAAAAGCCGGGGCTTCCTTCTCTACTGCTGGACGTAGAAATGGTCTAGCCGGAACAGTACCACCGCTTTTAGATGTCCAGCCAAGTTCTAGAGGTATGCCGTATTTTGCGCCTACATTGACCTCGGCAGATGTCTTGCCAGTCATCTTGCTTTGTATGCTACCTGCCAGACCAGAATCACCCATATCGGCGTTCGGTGGAGTGCCTGGAGGTGATGACCAGTGCGGATGCTCTTTGCGTCCGGGATACTTTTTGTATTGACCACTAGACATCATAATGCTGTCTTTTGCATTACCTTCGATGTTAGCGGCAGCATTACCTACAGCAACAGAAAGCGCACTTAGATTCCGTTGGTAGGAATCCAAGCGCACTTTCTTTAGGCTGAAGCCCATCTTTATCACGGAGCCAAGACCTCGATTTCAAGAGGGCCGAACCGTCGTACATCTGTACCAACCGTGAAGGAAACCGTAACCCTGATGTTAGCCGCAGTGCCGTACGCCGCCGGATTGAGGATGCTCAAGATACCTTGTGCGCTGTATTGCTTCGTCAACGTAACGGATCCAGATGCAAACGTATAGGCAGACCCCGTGGCAATGTTAGTGAAGGTGATGCCAAGCGTACCGGTAGTGATGTCTACCGGGCTTCCTAGCTCATCAACCAGCCGTACTACGTAGGAGTGCCAGTCTCCGACCCATGCGGAGACTTGCACGACCTGCTGAGGGTCTTCAGTCAAATCAAAGATAAGTGCCATCAAATATCCCTCACATAGATGCGTAGTGGACCGAATACCTGCGTATCAGATGCACCCGTTGTGCGTGTAATCGTAGCCGTGTAGGTTCCAGGGGTGTTAGTCACCGTTGTGTCAATGGTAAACGTAGCACGTCCATCAGCTGCATAGGTTGCCGTACAGGAGTAAGTGTCAACCAGCGTAGCACCAGAGTTGTAGACCTTAGCCGTTACCGTTGCAGAGGTGATATCGATCCCTGCGCCGTTGTTGTCTACGCACTGGATGTCTACGCCGTGCTGTGCGCCCTTTTGGATGTCAAGCGGATCAGAAGCCCCCAAGCCATCAGCCCTAACCTCAAACGGCCCCATGCGAACCAGAGCGGCAGAGGTTACCGGGGTAACCAACTCAGCGTTGACATACTGGCCAAACGTGCCTACCGTAGTGTGTCCGCTTCGAGCTTCATCCCATACAGCGTCAGCAATAGCCCCTGTGTTGACGTTGGTATTGACGTACTCACCAAAGGTTCCAGCCGTTGCATACGATGAGCGTGAAGCATCCCACACCGCTGCGGCTGTCTGCGCTGCCGTCAATCCACCACTACTGAGCTTCACCGTCATGACCGCACCGTTAGTACCGCTTGCACCACGCACCACGATTGTCACATCATCAGCACCAGCAGCCAAAGCAGCGTCGGGAATGTCCACGCGATACACGCCCGGCATATTGGTAGCGTCTACCTCGGCAAAGCCGCCAGAAGTCCACGCCTGCGCGATTGTACGGGCTACCAGCGGGATAGATATGCTTGCTGTGCGTGTTCGGTTGTACCGAGCTGAGAGACCAGAGGCGGAGGCAGTGAGGCCTGTTACGCCGAGATACAGTTCGATGGATTGGGAGGTGCTGCCGGGAGCGATTGTGATGGTAGAGGCGTTGCGTTCTGTCGGCAGGTAGTTAGTAACCAGTCCGATGTTGCGGTTTGTAATGGCTCCAGCATCCGGCGATGTACCAGACCACGCTACACCAAATAGGTCGGTAGATGGTGCGCCTGTTGCCGTACCGAATGATGTATTCGGGCCACCGAAGATGCTACCGAATATCACTTGATTGACAAGGTTGTGAAGGAGCGAATAACCAAACTCCAAGCCCATCGTTCCCGATGTGACTGTGTTACTACCGGCGGTGTATGTGCCTGAGTTTGTTACTGTCGTTGCGTTACCTATGACTCGGTTGTTATCTCCGTTCAAAGTTGCTTGATTACTGATACCTGTTGCAAAATTAGTAATAATGCAGTTTCTCATTGTCGTGACAGAACCAGTGTAATTGCGAACTCCTATATTACCGCTGTACATAAGGCAGTTATAAATACTTGCCGTAACTCCATAAAATCCGATTGCCTCATTGTACGAATTTATGAAACATGAATCTTTGATTGATGATGTATCACCAGAAGGCACTGAACTACTAAGAGAAACATATCTTAGTCCGAAAAATATACAATTTATTACTAAAGCATCTAGAGGTTGACCAGAAATATTAGTTAGTTCAACTTCACCTTTCAAACTTGAATTCCGTTGGTTATTTACAAAAACACATGATGTCAATTTTGTAAATCTACCAGTAATAACAAAACTACCTACGCTTGTCTGTCCAGCAATTTCAAAATATATGTTTCTGAAATGCAGATAACTTTTACTAACACCTACAACTAACTGGCTGATATTTGCGCCTGTGTTGTTTGTTGATGCATATTGGCTATGCTTAACGAATCCAGCACTTAGACCACTAAACTGCGATGCTGTTGGGTCTCCAATAATCTGCGTTTCAGCGGAGTAAGTGCCACCTATTGTAACAGTTTCATTGTAATGACCGGGAGCGATGTAGACCGTATCACCTGAGCCTATGCCTGTGGCTCCCAGTGCTTTTTGAATGGTTCGCCATGCAAGACCAGTCGTAGAACCTAGACCTGTGTTGCTGTCGTTCCCATCCTGCCGAACATAATAAGTTGCCATTATTCAGCCGTTCCGGAAACGATTTCCTGAGCCATTACAACAGCAAACTGGTTGCTGTAGTTCTGTTGAAACTGAGCATCCTGCGTAACCCACCAACCAAAGACGCTCGTGCCATTCTCACCGAATGTACCGATAAGATTATCTTCGTTGTCGTAGATATCACCAAAGACAATCCAATCACCGGGACTGTTTGGGTTAGGCTCCAGCCTGTAGTTCTGAAAGTTCATTTGCCCACCTTTAGCGAGTTCGCCTGCACACCCTTGAAAGGCATCGTCAAGAAGCCCAGCGCAGCACTCATCGCAGCAGTAAAGCCAGCCGCTACAGCCTTCGACCCGTACAGTGCCATCACTGCGCCAAGCTCGGCGATGTCCTTGGCTTCTGCCGTACGAACGCCATCACCAAAGACCGTGCTGAAGGACGCGACAAAGGCGATCAAGACAACCACGACCAGCCTTGAGATTGATATTCCGTTCATCTTTGTATTACCGCCTCCAGTGCTGAAACTTTGTTTTCAAGTTTACCGAGCCGTTGTTCTATCCGTCTTACTTCTTGCTGTTGTCCATCAAGGGTATTGACGATATGTGCCACCTGAGTCTCTAGGCGTGTCAACCTGACCTGTATGGCAACCCATGCAGTGCCTATGCTTATTACGGTGGTCATAACTTGTATGCCTACCTGAATCCACATCTCAGCCGTCATGCTACACGCTCCACCAATCCGCAATGTTGTACCAAAAGTTCGGTCTGTCCAAAGTCTGTGCCAATCACATCAAAGTATCGGGAATCATCACCGACAAGGTACACCCGGTCTTGAGGCATCACATCAGCAGCAACGGCCACGATCAGTGTCCATTGCGCTGATGATGCTATCGCTCCACCAACAATCGATTCTGTATCTGACTGGTTAGTAACCCGTGCAGGGTACTCGGCAACCTTTCGCCAAGTCTCAGTAGCACCGCCTCTGCCGTCTTCGGTCAAGGTGAAGCGGTGTACCTCTACGCGGTCTTGGCAAAGGTTACGAACCATGCCTGCCTGTATGGTCTGGCGCAGGATAGGACTCATGCGAACGCCACCGGTCGGAACTTCTCAGCCATGGTTAAACAATGTTGCATCAGTTGTGAAAGCTTGACATCGCTGTTGCCTTCCTTAGCATCGATGTCTGCCGCTACTCTGGATGCCTTGATAAGCCATGCCTGCCGGGTTGCTGTTCTGACATCATAACGCTCAACGTTGATCGGGCCTTGGTCAACCCACATCAGGACAGGGTCGCTTGTGCCATCAAGTACTGACCAGCCTTTATATTGTGCGCCGGGATACTCAGGAAACTCAGGCTCAGTGGTTGCGGTTGTGCCTGCTGTACGGCACTCATAGACCCTACCATTAGGAGTTGTAGGCACTACACGGTCACCGACAGCGTATGCGGTGCTTGCCGTCCATGTCGTGAACCGTGAGGAGGAATCAAGGATAGAGCCGATGTCCGTAGTAGACATCTGCGGGTAGGACTGGGCAGACACAAAAAGGCTTACCTGTGCGATTGCCTCGGCTCTGGTCATCATGCCCTAAGTATCCCACACGGCATTTCTACGCACTGAAAACAAAAGACCCCCAGCACGTCTGCCGGAGGTCTTGATTGAAGTGGCTACGCTATTACGTAGCGGAGGAAGCACCAACGATAAGCGAACCAGGTACACGGGCGGAAGCCGTAGCACTGACGTTACCGATGTCGAATGCAGAGAAGGCGTATCTCTCAGTTGCTTTGAATGCAAGAGCATCTTCCTTGAAGTACTGCTGATCCGAAACCTCGATGGTAACGGAGCGGCGGTCACCGAAAGCCGTACCAACCGAGAGGTCACCAAGCAGGATGTATGGCGTGGATGCTGCAAGCGTCTTCTGCATATTCTGCACAAAGACAACATCGTAACCAAAGAGCTTAGGCTGTGCGCCAAAAGCCTGCTGGAGGTCAAGGATAGCGTTTCCGCTAAGTGCGTTGAGCAGAGGAGCGATGGCGTTGTACCAAATCTCCTTGTGCATATACCACTTGGCGTTAGCTGCGTAGGTTGGCAACCGTCCTACCATTGCAGACAGGTTTGTAAGCGTTGGAGCGTAGGTGATTGTCTGCCCGGTCGTGAACTGCACGAGCGATGCGATGTTAGCCTTGGTAGCGTTCGCATTGTAGACAGCGTACAAACAACCATCAATGGATGTGGTTGCATCTACTGCGTTATTGAAAACAACGCGGTCCTCTTCCTTAGCAAGGACATACGCCATATCACGGGCAAGGGATGCACCAAAGTCAATGATGCTGTCTTCTGCCAGTTCCTTAGATACCTGAGTAAGGACAGCGGCTTTCTTGGCTGTAAGGCTGACCTGTGCAAAAGTCATATCAGACAGCGTGATTGCCGTGTTCTCACCCGGATAGTAAACCGTAGTGGATGCAGTAGCGTTAGGTACACGGAGGGTGTCGCTCGACATCGGGTAGATGCGGCAGTTTTGCCGTGCAATACCAAACTGCTCACGCAGGTAGATAAGGTCAGAGCTAAGTGGATCCGGAACAGTATAGCCACCAGCGGAATCCGTACCTTCGTTCGCCTTGATGTGGTTCTTGACCCAGTCAGCAGCCTTGCGGTTGCCCATGATGCTACGTGCCCACTGGCCCCACTGGTACGCCTTGTAGTTACGCTCATCAGCGGTTGCGCCTGGAAGCAGGTCGGTCATGCGCTTTGATACGCCACCGGATTTCCATGGCTTGTCTTCGACAGCCGGGGATACCACAGGAGCGGTTACTCCAAGGCTCTTGATGGTCTCGATGCGCTCTTCGATGCTCTTGGCTTCAGCCATCAGGCTCTTTACCTGTGCGAGGTCACCATCACCGGAAGCCAGTTCCCGTGCGGTAGCAAGGACAGATTCTTTACGATTCTGCAATGTTTCGATTGTCATAGTTGTTTTAGCAACTCCAGACGAGCCAAGAGTTCTTGGCGTTCGTCATTATCATGGGCTTTCGCCTCGACTACGATGGACGGCTGCTCATCAGGCTGGTCTGCATCCCGCAGAGATTCCCAGACTACTGGAGCCAAACGCTTCGCGCTTGACCGGCTAAGACCGACTGCATCCCGCAGCCGACGCTCTACACCCCGCAAAGATGCAGGCTGTACGCTTTTCATTCCGTGCATGGCAAACAAAGCCTTTGCACGTTTAGCAAACTCATCAATGATGGCATCTGCCATGGCTTGGTCGCTCACCATCTCGATAGCCCCGCAGAGCGCATCGTAGTAGGCTTCAAGTCCTTCATGTACCATCTCGCCTTCGGACTCATCAAAGACCGACACGGCATACTCTTCTGGGGATTGTTCAGGCATAGGAGCCATAACCATCTCTTCTTCTTCCATAGGCTCCATGCTGTACATGTCCTCCAGGCTCTTTACTGAGTTCCGGTATTCGGCAGGTGTAGGCGTGATGCTTGCCTCAGCGATACACCAGCGGGTAATCTCGCTTGCCTTGCCTACACTCTTACGCTCGACCATATGACCGGCAGCACCAGACGAGTAACCCATCTTGCCTTGCTTGCAAAGCTTGGCGATCATGTTCCCGTATTCATCAGCCATGTCCAGCTGTGCTTCGTACCACAAGCCGGTTTCGTCCATCTTGACATAGCCAGTACCAATGGACTTCTTACCTACGACTTTGTCCATGCCGTGGTGATAATAAAGATTCAACGGGACACGCTCACCGACTTTGATAGGGAAACCGAAGTCTGTAGACTTGGTGAAGTAATCACCCTCTAGGTCGGTTGCATCAGGAGAGCCAAAGCGTACAAGGTAGCCTTTGACGCTTCCAAGGCGGTCACTCTTTATCGCATCACTGTAGACGGTTAGCAGGTCCATACGCTAAGTATCCCACACACCCTATACGAGGCTACGTAGTGGCACTACACGGGTTGTAGGTCCCCAGTCTTGGTTCTGCTCCACCTGCACGAAATCAGCCAGCGGTTTGCCATCCATGTACATCTGGTAGCGAGTAGGTCCCATGATGGCTAACTTGTCAGCATCCGACAAACCAGCAAGGATTCGATCAGGTGTGGCTACCTCTGGGCGTGTATCAGGGATAGAACTATCGCCGGTAATCTCTGCCCATGACATTGTTGCCGGCACCATAACGCACCTACAATTTACGTGACTAGGCATGATTTCATCGGTCTTGTGTAATGTTCCCGATAAGGCTAAACACGCTAAACATGTTCTTGCATCCTGCGTGGCTTGCCGTCGGTATCCTTGCACCGCCGGATTCTGCGTGTAAAGTTGCCGTTGCGCTTCACGAGCGCTTCGTATCATCTCTGTACGTGCTATCGTCTCTGCACGGCTCCTGCCGATATCAGCTGCCTTGCGTACACGCCGTGCAACCGTTCGTGGACCTTCACCAAGGCTGATGCCCTGTACAAGAGCCATCTGCATAGCGTCAGTGGTTACCTGCGGGATTGTTGCAAATAACTCACCCAAAGGGCTTCCATCACCCGAAAAACCGACAAAGGCTTGGAGGCTTTCGTCTGGCAGGGCTGTCCATGTGTAGCCGAGTGTTGCTCCAGCCGGTTTACGACCAGCCGCCGTTTCAACCAGGCTGACGCTTGCCTCATTCGCAAGGATGGCGCTTTCGAGTTGTCCATCGGCTGTAATGGTTGCCCCCTCGATTGCAAACTTCTTTAGGTTCCTGCCTAGTTCCTCGATGTTGTCTATGATGCGTTGACGCATCCAGAGAATGGTTTCGCTTGGCGGTTCACCGTTGGCTTCACGCTCTGCGATTCGTCCCTCTAGTGCTTCGAGTTCATCAATACTGGCTTTGGTTGCTGCCTTGTATGCACGTTGCATACGGCTGATGGCTACGCCTTCACGCTCCAATAGGTCGTTGCGGAACTTCTGGGAAGCGGCGTAGATCCGTGCCGTGCCATCGTTTACTCGTTTGAGATGTAGTCCATCTCGTACCCGTAAAAAGGGTGAGACTTGTACACTACCCCCGGAGTGCAACAGTCAAGGCTTTTGCCTTCGCCCATGATCTGGTCACGCTTGGCTGTAGCCCATGAAAAGCCAGCATCACCGCCCCACAGGTCCCACGCTACACGACCAGCAGATGGGAAGCCATCTTCCCCAGCATTGAAGCCTTCGGCTTCCTTGTCTACTTCATGCCTTGAGAAAAAGGAATACATCCGCAGGATTGTGTCTTCGGATAGTTTCTCGCCGTTCACGATTTGGTTAGCACGAGCAAGACCTACACGAGTACCGCCGGCTCTGCCTTCTTCCTTCCATGCTAATGCACGGCTGGCTGCCTCTTGCATACCTTCGTTAGGGACGTACTTGAGGTCAAACGATTTAACCTCATCCCGCAGGGTAACCGGAGCGGCTCCAGTGTGTTGTACTGGCAAGTTTAGGAAGCTTGTCACGCTTGCTGGGTCGTAGCCAGAGCGAATCAAGATACCCGCTGCATTGGCTGTCTCTGCAAGCGGTGCGCCACCTTCACCTTGAATCGGTATAGCGGTTGGATGCAGTACGCCTTCATCTTCTGGGATGGCTTCAAGACCAGCTATGCGCTTGGCTTCTGCACGGTCAATGATGCCAGCCTTGTACAACTTCTCTGCACGGTCGGCTTCCGCTGAAAGGTCATCAGCCAAAGCCCGTACACCTTCAAGGTCATACTGTACAAAATCACCCTGCTGAGTCTCTGGGTACTCTGGCAGGAGGTCAGCGGTAATCGCATCAGCCAAGACACGCAGGAGAGGAACCATGCCGTCCTCCCACGCTGCCTGCTGTGCCCTCTCAAAGTTGTTGTAGGTGGAACGCTCAAGACCAGCACCAAGACCCAATACCATGGGGTTGAGTCCAAGGGCTGAACAGATACGCTCCTCAGGAACACGTCTCACGGAATCCAAAGCAAGCTCTGATGGCGTTAGGGATACCCTATCCATCTTGTATGCTCCGGTCATGACCACGATACCGCCTGAACCGTCCCCGCTCAGGTCTTCATGAAGTTGTCGCTTGACCTGCCGTGCATCGTCCATTGAGATGTCTACGGTCTGGTCTTTGGCATCAGGCCCTACTATGAGCGATGGCATCGCACCATTAGCCAGCAGTCCCCATGCGGTCGTTGATGCGGTGTTGTCTGTTGCAATCTCGCGCAAGACAGCGGTTACCGGGCTACGTCCAAGGCGGATGTCCGAAGGTTCCCTGCCGTACCGAATGTGGATGATGTCAGATACAGGGATGTCGAATGACCTACCATCCGTGGTGTAGACATAATGCGTTAGTGGGTTGATGCCGTTACCGACAGGGCGCACCATGTCTTGCGGAAGGAACTGCAAAGCTGTCACAACACCACGGGTAGTAGACCGTATCTTCCGCAGGTAGGTGTTGCCGAACAGTTTGTAGTCTTGAATCACCCAGCTCCAAAATAAAGAACCCATGACCATAGGATCAGGTTGCGCCATAAGAGCGATTACCGGATGGTCTTCTACTGGTTCCGCTTGCTGGCTGTCTACCGGGCGATAGTACTTGACTGTAGCCTGTGGGAAGTTCCTGATGTACCAGTCAATCGCGCTTGCCACGATACCGTTAAGCCCAAGGTCTCCCGCTACTCGTGCCCAGTCTTTGGTACTCCCTGGAAGCGCACGGCGCAGGAGCGTTTGCAGCTGACCGGAGCCATAGCCGGTTAGGTAGACATCACGGGACTGGCTAAGCGGTAAAGGCAAAGCCTGTGTCGGGTTTGCTACGGCTTTATTGCCAAGGAAGCGGTCAAAGATACCCATGTGCCTAGTATCCCACAGGGAACCTAAACCGCTCCCCAGCCTTTGCGCTGTCCGATCACCTGCCACGCGTACGCCATTGCGTCTACCACGTCATCATGCCGACCAACCGGGAAGGATAGCAACTCATCCTGCCAGTATGGTGGCAACCCTTCAGTATGGATAACCTGCCCTTGCTCGTACCGGGCTTCCAGAGGGCCAAAGCGGGTTATCTTGTCACGGTCTGGACGAATGCCCCGGATAGGTAGTTTTGTACGCCTCATTAGCTCTTGCACAACAGCCGCCTGATACTGCACCTGCTCGATGCCAATCATAACCGGATGCCACTTATCAGACATCATCTCAATGAACCGCAACACGGAAGCAAAGTCAGCGCGGGTACGGTTTACATCCAGCACGTACAAGGTTCCATCTTCACCACGCGACAAAGCAACCACGGCTGTGTAGTCTGCTTCCGCCTTGGTCGAGATGGCAAGGTCAACACCAAGGTAGACAGGCAACCCTTCAGGCGCATCCCCAAAGCGCAACCACTCCCGCTTGATTCTTGCTCCAGCAGCATCGACGAACTCGGCTAGATACTCTTGCCTAAACGCGATGCTCGGCAGTGACTCCCCGGCTTTGTCTACCTCAGCGGCATCTATCCAAGGGTTAGCCGTGGTAGGCATCTGCCAAGACATCCAGTCATCATCAACACCAGCCATCGCGTGT